CAATCAGTGCAACCGTCACAATGGTTTCCTTCACACCGTCCGGCATACTGTTTAGTACATCAATAAAACCCTGCACCCATCCAACAATCTTTTTCACCGCCGGTAACAGAATCTCGCCAAAAGAAATAGCCAGCTCCTGCAACTGAGATTTCAGTATGGTGAGCTGACCTTCCAGGTTATTATTCATGGTGTCTGCCATACTCTGCGCAGCACCGTTACAGTTATCTATCGCTCCTGAGAGCTTCGCAATATCTCCTTCTCCTGCATTCATTAATGCAAGGAACCCTGACATGGCATTCTTTCCTACCAGTGATTCCGCCGCAGCTGCTTTCTCCGATTCTGACAAACCACTAAAGGCAGTTCTACAGTCAGCCAGAATGTCTGACAAATCCCTCATGGAACCATCCGCATTGGTGGTGGCAACTGTCACCTCACCAATATTTTCCCCACAAATCTTAACCTCACCGGAAAGATTTGTCATAATGGTTCGAAGGGAAGTACCTGCCTGGGTGGACTTGATACCCGCATTTGCCATCAGACCAATGGCTTCTGCGGTATCTTCTACAGAGAAGCCCAAAGCACCTGCAATCGGTGCACAGTACTTAAAAGTCTCACCCATCATAGATACATTTGTATTCGCATTAGAACTTGCCGCCGCCAGCACATCAGCAAAGTGCCCGGAATCCTGAGCCGACAATCCAAAGGCAGTCAGCGCATCTGTCACGATATCAGATGTGGTCGCCAAATCTTCCCCGGAAGCAGCCGCCAGATTCATAACACCTTCAATACCGGAAAGCATATCCTCTGTCTTCCAACCGGCCATTGCCATATAATTCATAGCCTCAGCCGCTTCCGATGCAGAGAACTTCGTCTTGCTTCCCATCTCCCTGGCTTTCTTCGAAAGAGCCTCAAGATCACTTCCGGTAGCTCCCGATACCGCTGCCACCTTACTCATGGCAGCTTCAAAATCTGCCGCAGTCTTAACCGATGCCGTACCAAGAGCAGTCACGGTAGCAGTAACCGGAAGCAACTTCTTTCCTGCTCCCTCGATATTGCTTCCTACATCCTTTAACTTCTCACCACTCGCAGAGATTTTCTGTAACGCCGTAGCTGACTGGTTCGCCTGCTCTTCCAGTCTCTTTAACTCATTCTCAGTTTCAATAATCTCTCTTTGCAGAGCATCATACTGATCCTTGGAAATCGTTCCATCATTCAGAGCCTTCTCAGCCTGCTTCGCAGCGGTCTTCAAAGTCTCCAGCTTTTCCTTGGTTTCCTTAACTGCATCCCCAAGCAATCTATGCTTCTGCGCCAAAAGCTCCGTATTACCAGGATCCAGCTTAAGAAGCTTTTCCACATCTTTAAGCTGTGCCTGTGTATTCCTGATTTCGGTATTAACACCCTTTAATGCTGTTTGAAGTTTCGTGGTATCGCCGCCAATTTCGATGGTAATACCTTTAATTCTCGATGCAGCCATACCGAACCTCCCTTCATTTTATGGCAAAATAAAAGAGCCGATTTCTCGACTCTTTCCAAAACAAAAGCACCAGTCAACTTAATGGCTGATGCTCTGCGCCTTATTTTTTTACATTTATCAAACCACAATCCACAAAAACTGGAAATTCTCAGTCATCCAGTTTATTCTTTTCACCCCATACACAAAGCTGATCCAAGACGATCATCAAGGATTTTCCTCGCTCGGACAAGCTGTACTCTACTTTTGGCGGAATTTGTGGATACTCCTTTCGGATAATTAGCAGGTCAGTCTCCAACTCCTTCAAGTTGGTGCTGAGAGTCTTGTCTGAGATGGTTTTGAGATATCGTTTCAGTTCATTGAACCGAACCGTTTCAAACTCCATTAGACAGTATAGAATCACCATCTTATGCTTGCCGGATATAAGTGACAGGGTGTAGGCAAAACCGGTATCTTCAAAATTGGCGTTTTCGATGTAACTCTGTATCATAGCACTTTCCTCGTAGATAGTACCTGTCTTATTTGGCAGTACTTGAATTAACAATTTTCTTGGATATAATTATAAGCAAGACGGTTCATACTGTCAATTCAATTTGTAAGGAGTTGTTATTATGAGAACAAAATTGAAGATTACCGAAGGCATTTTTCCTATGCCGGTTCTAATAGTTGCAACCTATAATGATGATGGTAGTGTCAATGTAATGAATGCGGCTTGGGGTACGATGCAGGAACGTGACACGGTTGCTCTGAACCTTACCGAGAGCCACAAGACAGTGCAGAACATTAAAGCACGAGGTGCATTTACTGTCAGCATTGCTGATGCTGCACATATCGTTGAAGCAGACTATTTTGGTGTGGAATCCGGAAACCATGTAGCAGATAAGTTTGCCCGCAGTGGTCTGACCTCTAGCAAAGCAGAAACCGTTGATGCTCCGGTCATCAATGAGTTTCCAATCTGTTTAGAGTGCAAATTCATCGAGTATCAGGGCAACGAGTACGGTTGCGGAGTCATAGGCAAAGTTGTAAACGTCACCGCCAATGAAAGCGTAATGGAGAACGGTAAAATCAACATGTCGCTCGTAAACGCTATCGCATTTGACCCCTATACTCACGGCTATTACAAAGTTACCGAACGTGTAGGTGATGCCTTTAAAGACGGCTTGAAGTTAAGGAAGTAGAATAATATGGACAGGAGCTTTCACACAAACACTCCTGTCCATATTTTAGCAGATAGTTTTCCAAATCCCAATTCTTAATATTGAAACAATCTCTTATGAAAATATGTCAGCATCAAAACTTCATGTTGTTCTCAACTACATTTACTTCAGAATAAGACTTAAAAATAATATCATATCCCACTAAAAGCAGTCAAAATCAGCCTGCGTAGCAATCACTCTGTAATTCTTGTCAGCATCTTGGTCATTTCCGCTTTCCACATACATGTCATTCACCATTCCAATGGTCAGCAAATCCAAATCCCTGATAGAGATTCCCAGCTGAACGCACCTTAAAAGGAACAGCGGTGTTGTCATCGGACGGTCTGTTGCACGAAGTTTTTTTAGCCTCAGCATCCGATTTGACATTTAATCCCCAAAGCTCGATGATCTTTGGAAGCACCTGATAAATAGAAAAAGTATTGAATGCATCCAGCCACTCTTCCGGTGTATCGGGAATGCCTGGATCCGCATGCTTTGCCATCACATAGGCAATGTTTTCAAACATCTCCAGAGAGAACAAATCCAGATTGCTCACCTCTTCGCTGTTGCTGTCAATCGCCTTCTCCAAAGAAGCCAAATCTTTGTAGATATCCCTCTGGAACTTCATCCTGTATATTCTCGGAATCGCAGCACTTGCTCTAAAAGGCACCTGCTTTCCGTCAATTTCGATATTCTTAATCATGCTCATTAGCATTACCTCCAATCTGCTAAAATACCCTGGGACTTATAAATCCCAGGGCACCATAACCTCTTACTCTTCGCCTGTATTCACACCTGTAAGTGTAGGCATATAAACTGACTTGTACCAATCGGCATAAACTGTACTGTCCGTCTCATTTCCGGTCTTAGCCTTAACCACACCCGAAGGAAGTGGTGTTGCCTTGATGGTAAGAGTTTCCGTCTGAATCTCTCTGCTCTCCTCGTTTGTTTTACCCTCAATACCAGGTCTACTTGCAGAGCAATTATAAAGCACATGACGTATGTGCTTCACATCACCATCAAACTCGAAAAGAAGTGCAAATCTGTTCAACTCAGAATTCGCATCCTCAATCAGAACCTTGTTGTCATCCAGAGTTTCATTCAAAGCAGATACTCTGAAATCCTCCGGAATCATTGCCAGCTCTAAATCACCGTCATAACCCATGTTGTTATTGATGACATAATACGCAGTACCATCTGCATAGAAATTCTCCGGTTCCCCATTGGCATCCAGAGAAATCGAAACTGCACCAGGCAATGCCACCGGTTTCTCGAAGGATACCACACCCTCTTCATCCACCTTAAGCATCGCATAGTGAGCATTCTTAAGATTGTATTTGACCTTATTCTTAGCCATAATCAAAATCCTCCTTAATCTGTAAAAGGAACCTCGAATGAATAAAGCACCTCATAAAACTTCTCACTCTGGATCCAAACTTCACTCTTGTTATAAAAAATACTGGACTCATCCAGTACCATCTCCACTTTTCGCTCCACAGCTAAGTCCTTACTGTCCGTGTAAAGCTCAATCCTCACCTGATTAATCTTGAAATACACCTTCCCATCTGCAGCAAAGTTATTACTGCCCGGCAGGAGATAACAGATAAATGGTGGCTCAGGGCTCTCTCCCTCTGCGAAATGGTCATAGGCAAAAGGGATGCCAGTTTTCTGCAGCATCTCCACTAAGTTTTCTATTGTCATTTCAATGCCGCCTCCACTTCTCTTTCCAAAAGTTCAGCTGCAGCCTCTTCTGCCGGAGCGATATGCGGAAAGGCTCTCGTTCTGCCACCACCACGCTTGGCATGTCCAAATTCAAGCAGATGTGCCAGCTGATAACGTTTT